CGTGAGCAGCTCGTGTAGGAGCCACATCAAAGGCGATCTTAGAACTTCTCTGATCGTCGGTGGGCGCGAGATGATGCAGAATGGGCATCTCGGTAATGAGCCGTTGCGTGAAAATGGAGAAATCGTCTGACCGCTGTTTGGAGGCCGAGACGATGAGGAACTTTTCGTTTGGATCACGCAGTAACCTCCACAAGACGTAGGCTGAAGTGATCCAGCTCTTGCCCACCCCCCGGAAAGCTTCGATGATCTGACGTTTTGGACCGTGTTGAAGGTAATCGGCGATCTCGTATTGCATGGGGGTGGGGTCAGGCAGTCTGAGGTGCTTCCATACCATGAAAAGGAAGTTTCGGAAGTCAGAAAGTACACGATCCATGTCAGTAGCCATAAAACCTCGTCAGGAATGCTCATTCTACCCACTGAATCCCAATTCTAATGGACTCAAATGGGAGGATAAGGGGGTAGCCTACCCCCCTCTGCATAGTAATGCAAAAGAGGGTAGGCTAACCTGTTGATTTACTGGAATGTTTGGTCCTCTGCAACTTCGAAGGGGAGTTTCTCCATCAAACGATCAAAAGGAGACCCTTTTCGAACCTCGCAGGTGATCCCGTTGTCCTTCAGCAGCTGGATGATGTTTTTGTAGTCGGTTCCGGTAGCTTCACCGGATTCGACCCTCTTAATCAGGTCAGCCACTGATTTATCGAACAGAGTGGAGAGGAGAGCCTCTTTCGGGTTACTCATAGGATACCGCGCAGACCACATCAGCGGTTGGGATGATGTGGGAGTATTGATACCCACCCGAACCGTACAGGTATTCGATCTCGTCGCCGTTGACGCACACGAGTGCGTTGGACTTGACGAAGACCTCGACTACAGCGTCCTCTACGGGGTACTTGTCCGTCAGGAACACGATGTCATTTGCAACAGCGACCGTAGGCGTGATCCGTATGGCATCGTGAACCGTGCCAGTACCGGAGACCTTGGTGACCGTGTGGTTCGCAACTCCGCCGTGATAGTGGTCGCCGGGGGTGATGATCGTCATAGTGGCGACGTCGAAAGACCCATCAACCGTAATGGAGAAGGTGCAACCGTGCCCGATCCCCGCAGGATCTATCAGCGCGAGAACGTCCCCGGCTGCAGCCGTAGCGGTGGGAACAGTGCACGTGAGGCCGGTGACAGGACCACGGATCGAGTAATCTGTGTCGTCTGTCTTGAGAGTACCGTCAACGTACACCGAATAAACCTCAGGAACATGAGCAGTGGAGTCGATGAGGCTGGTGATGTCAACCTTGTCAGCCTGAGCCCACTTGTAGTCAACCCGGAGCTGATCCCCGGCGTCGATTGCTGCACCGAGGGTGATCTCATCAACGGTCGTCCCGCCGTAATCGTCGGCCCCATCGGGAGTGGAATCGTAATCGAGCGGGGTCCAAGTCTCCCCATCGTCGGTGGACTTGGAGACAACGAGGGTTGCATCATCCGTGCAATCAGCGCGGGAGAGGCTCGCCGGGGCGTAGTCCGTCATGTCGAACACGGACTGCACACTCGAGGAAATCGTGTCGATGTCCCACAGCCAGTCTCCCGCCGTTGGTTTCCTGTGAGTGGAGACGACGGTGTGGTTGTTGACATACGCCGCAGGACCGATCTCGGCCACATAGACTGGGCCGGTCTCGTCGGCAGCATAGGTCGGATCAGCGAGGAACGTGACCGTCCCGCCAGAGAGGGTGTAGTCCCCGATGGCGGTGAGGTCGAACCGACCCCCTGCATCCGAAACAGCTACGTTGTCCCCATCGACCGTGTGGAGTTCCAGATTGTCTGCGACGGTGTACCCAGCACCGCGAGTGATGATCGCCCACGATTGGATGTCGCTGTCGGCATCAATGGAGAGGACTTTGATCCGTCCACCCTTGTCCGTGGTCTGCATGACCGCGAGCACCTGACCTACAGTGTAGGTTCCGGTATCCGTGGAGATGTGCCCAGCTCGGATAGAGCCGTAGGTGTTGATCTTACGCTCGGTGAACGCACTGTCGGCGGGGGCGACACCGTTGCCAACCGCGCCGGGTGCTACTGAGATGGTGTAGGTTCCGGTTGCGTCATCAGCATGAACGTCGATAGCCGAAATGACTGCAGCCGTGATCCTGCCGGTCAGATCGTTGATCTGGAAGATAGCCCGCGTATGGGTCGTGGTCGCGCTGGGGGCCGTGAGCGTAGTCGCTCCGAAGGCTAACCCTACCGTGTAGGCGGTGCCCTGCCCACCACAAGTGAACTGCTTGATCCCACCGTCAGGATAGACTTCGGTTACCGTGATAACCTCGTCATGGGGTGTACCATCCTGCTCGGTATCCTTGTCGGAGTTGCAGACCAAGTGGAACGTGTTATCCTTCGCGTACCCCTTGCCGGGGTCAAGGATTTCGATCATCGCCCGGGTGAATGCTCCGGTCGTGTTGATTGTGGGAACCATCTGCGTCTTGGCATACAGATCGTTTACGTCTGCCTCGACAATGTACGGAGTACCCTCCTCAACGAAGTTGGCAGCGACCCACGTTTTATCCGGGGCAGCTTTCCGCAGCATCGAGAAGGTCATATCCGTCGCAGGGGCGAGGGATGCGACTCCGCTCAGACTAAACTTAACGTTCGCTTCCAGACTTGCTACTTTGGAAAGTCTCATGCATTTGCTCCTTACTCGTTATTTTGTGTCCTTGATGCCGTTGTACTTGTCTACTGAGCGCAGTGCACCCAGCCCAAGCATACCCCCGAGCAACACAAGAAGATCTCCCATTGGAACCTCGGGAAGAGGCGGGACTACAGTCTTCCAACCCCCAATGTTGCAGATGATTGTTGCAGCCCACGGGAATATGGGTTTCAGAAGGAATGTATAGAAGAGTCCTGACACACAGACCCATCCCACAGCGGGTCGCCACCCAGAGACAAAGATGTTGGAGTTGGCGGCTTCCACAGCGTTGATGGCGGTCTGTGCTTCGGACATCTTCTGTTCGAAGTCAAGGAGTGCTTTCTGTGATGCGGCTTCCAGAGCCTGAGCATTGAGAAGCAACTCCGCTTTCTTATTGGGGTCGATGATGCTTTCCCCAGTGATCGCTGCTCGGATGTCTTTAGCGAACTGTCCGATCCCCGTGAAGAGACCAGCGGCCCCGCCAGCGATTAGTTCAGAAATCAAACTCATGCGGATCTCCTGTCGATTTCAATAGCGATGTAGGTTCCGGTAAAGGCCCCAGCCATTTCGAATGGAATAGCTACAAGGGGATTGCCCAGCAACACGATCAGCCCGAACCAACCCACGAGAACCATTGCTGATGCGCCACACGCTGCTTTGAATGTTTTCGTGTGAGAGGCCCAACGGACACACAGCACCCACACGATCTCTGAGACCATCACCGAAGAAAAGGCGATACAGGCCGTAGCCCACGCCGGGAGTGATACGTTATTAAGTAGGAAGGCTAATCCCATCTTAAATTCTCCACATATAAAAAGGTGAGGTCCAAGCTCGGTTTCCTTTGTACTGGAACTCGGAGGTTGCTTGGTTGTCAAAGCAGAACGTGTTATCGTTCTCGCAGATGGAGGGCGGGCGGCGCGGTGTGTGAGCACAGCTGAATATTAATGCCGATGCAAGTAGAGCTGCACACAGCAACCTGTACACGACTTAACCTCCAAATAGATTTTGAAAGAAGCGGACTATGACCTCCCAGATGGCCCTTAGGAGATCAGAGAATTTACCGGGGGCATCGGAACCGGAAAAGGCTCGGTGTAGGAGAGGGGGGCAGATTTCTGGCTGAACTTTTCATTGATCTCAGCAACCAGTTCCCACACGTTCGTCTCTCCTCGGTTGACCTCAATAGGCCATGAGGTAACGCCGGGGAGAGTTGTGTAAACCTCTGCTCCGTCTTTCCACACATGGACTTTGAGGGTTGAGGCTTCTTCTCCGATCTGTTCCCCATTATCGTAGGTTGTGGGATTCTCCCACGAGATATTTCGCTGCATTTAATCCTCCTTTTTCTTTGGAGACTCAACACACAGAGACCCCAAGAGGCCAAGCATGGCGAGGCAGAGGAAGCACCACAGCGCACTTCTCGTTCCTTGAAATAGAATGTGCGAATCGTACAGAGAGGGTTCTACACCGAGTTGCCCTAAAAACCCAAGCAGAGTGGCCTCCATATTACCTCCCCGGCCAGCCAAAGCCCCCAAAGATCGTGAGCTTCGCGAGTGCTCCGTACACCATGAGGGAGAAAGCGATTCCCACTACTGCTATGACGATCTTCTGGAGCACCGACCATTTCATGTCTTCAATCCGACTCATTACCCTGATGAATTTTCGGAGTGCCTGATGCTCTTCATCGTGCTGCTCGGGACGTATGGCATACCGGCAAAACAGTTCTCGGTTTGCGAGCACTTCTGCCAAGCCATCCTTGACCGCCTCCGCCACTATTGTTTTGATCTCTTCGTTGGTCATTGTCATCGTGCTCGCACCACCTTTGCTATCCGATTATTGTTCCGTAAACACGGGGGAATGAAACAGGAGCCCCCATTGTGGCAATTGCGTAAGGAAATTTGAACGTATCATTGGCTGGGCTTCCCTCGCCCGTGTACGTCCCTATCTTGGCGACAAAAGAGCCGTCGCTTGCTAACAACTTTTTTATCCTGTGGTTGTACACATCCGCGACGAAAAGATGCGTACCATCATAACCAATGCTCCCACGGAGCCCATGCCACTGTGTATTCCCGGACCCCAAACCCCCGACCGCCCAGACGGATGCGAGATCGGAGCAGTCACGTTTAACGAGATATTGAACATTGTCATTCTCAGCACCACTTGTTTCGAACCAGAGAAAGGTTCCATCTGTCACGCCGCTGCGGCTCTCCCCCGCATAGTCATCTCGAAAGATCGCAGCCACGAAGGTAAAATCCACCGTGTACTTGAGCAACCACTCAGCATCCCGGCACCCAATGTACAGGTACGTTCCGTCAGTGGTCACCCCTTCCCCGTGGTAGATTCCGAGGGCGTGGTTAGATTGTGGGCTTGATCCGAAGGAGGACACTACAGATAGATCAGAGCGGAGCACTTTGCTGATTGTGTTTTTGCTGTTGTAGATGACATACAGATAAGTCCCGTCCGTGCAGATCGCATTCGGTCCACCTGTAAAGGTGGCTTTCGTGACATATGTGAGATCATCACAACGCCTCTTCACCACCCGATTGTTGCCGGTGTCCGCAATGTAGATATACGTTCCATCCGTGCAAAGATCGTTTGGTACTGAGTGCCCGTCATTCCCCGCGCCCCCACCACGTACCCCAACTTCTGAAACGAAGGAGAGGTCGCTTTTATTGCGTTTGATAATTCGGTGGTTGTTGGTATCCGCCATCCAAAGATAATCCCGTTGACTCGCCATATTACTTCTCCACGACGAGGGTGATCGTTACCCGCTGGATGGTGGTGCAGGAGTCCACGTTGTAGGCGAGGACGTCCCCAGCAGCAATCTCCTTATCCCATCCCGTCAATGTTACATCCTTGGATTTCGTGGCTCCGTCGATGGTGATGGGTGCGGAAGCCGTGATCGAGTCAGCATCGGTCGGAGGGAAGTTTGCATAGGTGTCTTTCCAGACATCCACCACGATGCTCCCTGTCTGATCAGCGTAGGCGTGCGCCTCAAGGATCGTACAGGGGAAGGGGAGTTGGATGTGGCCCACCTGTCCTGCCACGATCTCTGTGCCGTTGCCATCAATAACAAAGGTGACAGCGAAGGTGTTGTTCGTGAGGTTGAAGGCATTTACAATGTCCTCAAGGATCAATCCGAAGTCAGCCCCTTCTTCGATCAGATAGATCGCCTGAAGAGTTGCCATATTCTGATCGTCCTCGTTAAGCAATGATCCGTTGGTGAAGACCACCAGCGGAGTAGTGCCCGTGGATCTTCGAAGTTCGATCACAGCCCCCGCAGTTGCGGTAAGTGTGATTGTAGAAGAGTTCAACCAGCTCCATGTGTCGTCTTCTTGGAGAACGTCATCGAAGTACGCATGGACATGGGAAATGTCAAGGTAGGGGAACGTCACGGAGAGGTTCTGTTCGCTCCCGGTACCTGTGTAGAACACTCTTGAAAGGTAGGCCATTAACGAGTTACTCCTTCCTGCAGTTCTAAGCAGATACGCCTAGCACGGCTCGTGACTTGGCGATACCAGAGGGAAGACCTAGCAGACTCAGCCGCTGCTTTCCAGTCCCCGGCGTTGATATTCTTGAGCATGTTCTTGAAGCCGAGTACCCCACCCATCCCGAGGTTGTAAATCATGTTGACGAGAGCATGCTCCCGCACCGCGTTGATGGGGGTGGTCGTGTTGGCGAATATAACTGAGAATTCTTGTATGGCTTGATCCACTCTCTTGGAGAGTGCGATCTCTGCGACTTCCTTTGTGATGGACAGACCGGGGCCAGAGGGAGCTTTCGTTCCATAGCCCCAAGTCCACTGTTTGATATCCCAGAAGGACTTTGCAGAGAAACCCTCGTCTTTCTTGAGCTGTTCGATGATTGCCTGCTTGTCCATTGGGACTCCTTATTCACCCATGAATTTCTCCGACAGCGCATCCCAACCGATTCCTTTGGCTGATTTGCTGGGGGAGTCACTGCGGATATTCTTCTTCTTCTCAACAGCAGATTCGATCAACGAAGTGCCTGTATCCCTACGTTCTTCCTCACTCAGACGAGCATGAGCTACCCTGCGCGCCTGACGGATGAGTTTCAGGATCATCGACCCTTGCGTCATGTAGCCAATGCTACCGGGAGTGGCTTTCAATTCCTTGAAAGGAGGGGTTTGGATGTATGCATTCAGTCTCTGCTCTATCCCGGTTTCCTCTACGAGCTGATTCAACCTGAGGCTCTGCGCCTCTGTTAAGCGCAACCCTCTCCACTCGTTGTCGAGCAGTTCGGCTATCGGGAGCTCTAGCTTCATCATGAGGGCTCTGATAGGAGACCTTGAAGGGTTGATGCGAGACTGGGGGATGAACCCCGCCCACTTCTGCATGCTCGGGATAGGAACCCCGAAGACGTCGAACTGGGGCTTCACACCGTGGAACCCCAGTGAAGGGATTGCCCCCGGGTGGAGCTGGGCCATGTAGTTGTCAACGAAGCCTTCGGCATCTCGCAGATAGGGGTTGACGAAACCATTGGCAAACCTGAGCGCCCCATTGAAGGGGAGCGTGAGACCAACTCCGGTACGAGACAGCAACTGGAGGCCAGACTTGGATGCTCCCGGCGCTCCTGCTGCGATGTTCATGACATCCTTGACCTGACGGAGAACACTCTTGTCAAACAAGAGGGAAGACCCAGCGACCAACATGTAGGAGATAGCCTCTGCAGGTTTCCACCCCTGCCCACCATTTCCCACATAAGGAATCTTCATGAGATTCCCATTGACATCGTAGGTCTGGTCGAACAGGTTGAGATCCCCGGAATTGCTGATTCCCACTGTGTTGTGCAGGGCATACAGCGTCCGTGCGGCCAACGACATGTATGATCCAAATGGATCGGCTTGGCCCACCTGATACGACGTCCCGAACAGCAGGAAGGAATCTCTCTTAACCCCAAGGGTTTTTGATGTCCCCTTAAGGTCATTGTCCGTGTCAGGCAGTAGATCTCCACTGAGATACAGCGAAGCCCCTAAGGTGTAGAGCATGGAGCCATAGAGCATCTTGGAGATTGCGATATCTCGTCTGCGCCCCCCTGCAGCCATGTCAGCGCGGTACTCGTGGCTAAGTGCGTTGAGGACAGGCGTCCGCTGCGTGATGTAGTGCAGGATGTGCCAAGGCGTCTTGTAGGTGGGCCAGAGGACTTGCATTAGAGGAGCTTTCTGCAGGAAGAGGCGACCGGCTTCCAGAAGGTTAGGGATGGCTCCCTTTGTACCCTCTGCTGTAAAGTCGGCGGCAAACACATCCTTCGCTGCTTGATTGTAGGCTTCCTCGTGGAACCTGCCATCCTTGGCATACTTTTCGATCTGCTCTTGGTCACCCTTCGTGTGTGTCCTGAGGTTCCCCTCAAGCAACATCGTGTGGGCCTTGATGAACCCAGAGACGAACTCTTTGCGCTGCTCATCCGTCATCCGTTCCTTGAAGCTCTCACGGATAGCGATCCCTGAGATGGAGGCGGTGTAGCTGATCTCTCGAAAGTAGTTATCCTCGAGCCCCAGCGCAACTAAGGGGGAACGGGACAGAGACCCAAAAGCATCCAGACCCCTGCGGCCCATGAGTGCGCCGAACGTCAAGTTCTTTTCGTCTTCAGGGCCAAAGATGGATTTGGAAGTGAACGAGCGAGAGTCTTCGTTGTACTTGTTCTCGTAGGGGGCTAACCCTTTGAGGTTCACCGCATCTTCAGCCAAGCGCATCGCTTCGATGCGACTCTTCCCCGCCACGATTGCATCTTGGTATACATCCGAGGATGCGTGGATGAGATCGACCATGAACTTGTTCGACAGTTGCCACCCGAGGATACGTCCCGCGAGCTTTGCATTGGCTTCCTTGAACGTAACCCGATCCTTAACGGAGGGCGGGTGCATCGAGCCAATAGACGCCGCGATGTAGTCCTCTGCGGTGTTGCCGATCTGAACAGCGAAGTTGCCCGCCGTGTTCATAACGTGTGTGCCGGGGTTGGAGAACATCCAGCCCTTGTACATCTCAAGCCAACCAGCGATGATCCGGTTACTGATCCCAGCCTTGTGGCGGCTCATGATCTTGATGACTTCCTCAGGGGAGGAAGCACCCATGATGTCCTTCGGCTCGACCTTAATCCGCAAGGCACCCAACCCACGGGCTATGTTGCTGATAGAACCTTCCACCATCATCTGCATATCCTGATGGATCTTTGCCCACTCTTCTAAGGCTTGGGCATCTGCGGGTGTGGCATCAAGTTCAAAGGTCTTGAGCTTGTATCTTGCAAGTTCGGTAGCTGAGAAGAGGAGTGAGATCCTTGCTGCGGTGATCTTCTGAGCTAGGTTCTTTGTCCCCATGTACCACGTTCTGATCTTGTCCAGTGTGGGCGACATCCCCATCGCATCCCGGTGGATGCTGCTGAGGGATTGTCCCATCTCCCGAGTAGCGTCGATTTGGCCTTCAGCTACGTTGTGGACTTGAGCAAGGACGGCTAGAGAATCTTGTGGTCCCCTGAGGTTGTCGAAGTTAAGGGCACCAGCATTCTTTATGTTCTCAAAGGCCCGCCCCTGATCCAGAGCGTGAAGTGCTTCCACTATGTTGCGAGCATGCTCATCCGTAACGTGTCGCCCCGGTCGGTTAGGGTCGAGAGGGCCAGTCTGTCTCGGCTTCCCGTCCTTTCCGATGGGGGAGAGGAACTCAGGTGTGAAAGGGACATCCGCGACGTCACCCTTGGGGCTGACGAAGTGGACGGTGTAGGTGGCTTCCTTCGTGACAGGGTTGATCCTCTCTTCGGTGATCTCACCATAGTTGTCCCTGTCGTGGGCCTTCACCTTTTGCCCGATGCTAAACCGCTGTTCAGATCGCGCCTTCCAGATGTCCTCCTTGGTTCTTCCAAGCAGGGCATCCATCCTCGCGAGGTATTGATCGGTGGTTTCCTTAGGCGGCTCAGGTGGTTTGGGGGGAGGGCCGATGTCCGGGCCTACGGTCCCGCGCTGGTCGGCAAGGCGGTTCACTGCATCCTGAAAGAACATCTTCCAAGACTTGTCGCCTTGCGCATCTTCCTGTTTCAGTTCCCCAGCGTCGATCTTGGCCTGAATCTCGTGAGCTGCATTCTTGTGGACATTGCCCAGTTCGTTGTAGTCCGGTCCCCTGAACGCCCACTCGGGGCGAGAAAAGCCGGGGAGTACGTTCTTGGCGTCGAGGGCTACCCAGACACGGTGAGATTTCTCTCCTTGGATAGACCCACCAATGTGGGTGAGACCATCCACTCCGTGCTTCTGCAGCTCTGCATTCAGTAACTCTTTTGAAGCTCCGCTCTTTGAAAGCCAGTCGTAGATATTGCCGTTCGTCTGATAGATCGGTGGATCTGAAGCACCCCCCAACTTACCCTTTACAGCCTTCCAGACGGCTTCCATTCTGGGGCCGAGCTCTGCATCCATATCCATCGGGTGCTTGATCCGCAGGTAAGCTGCACGAACATTGCCATGGGGGTAGGGGCGCTCGCTGGCAGGAACCAACGTGGCGCGTTCCGTCATCGCGTATTCATTCGCAATCTCTCTGTCTTCCGTGAAGTAGTGACCCGGACCGTACAGAGAGTGATCTGCAACAATGGTGTTGCTCGGATCGGTGTACACACTATTCGTCCCGTGGTACACCTGAAGGGGTTTCCCATCCTCACCCTTGACCGCTGTGTCGAACGACACTTTGAGGGTCTGGTCTTCCGGGTGATACAGCGACCGCTCATCAGCGATCACCATCTTCAGACGCCCTGCTTGTTCTCGCATAGCGTCGTTAGACTCGGGAGAGTTGACGATGTAGTCCAGCTTTCGCATGTCCACCGTGCCGTCCTCTTCCAGTTGGCGGAGGATCGACTCGGAGTAGGCTCTTTCCACAGGAGACTGCGAGAACTCTCTCATCCTGTTAGAAGCCATGAACGCAAGGTGAAACCCAACGGACTCTGCCGTGTTGAACTTGTATTCATCCCAACTGGACAGTTCATCGCGCTTGAGGTCTTCCTTGAATCGAGATCCAACGCCAAACGCAGCCCACCCTGCAGCGCCCTTGATGGGTGTAGTGGGGATGGCATGCATGACCTGTCCTTCGGCAGCAGCTTCGACTGCAGCTGCACCAGCGGCGACGAGATCGTTCGTGTTTGCGTATTCATTGAGACCACTCCGTGCGGACATCCCGATCACCCAGTCAGCGAGAATGCGAGTCTGCTCCGCGCCTTTGGTAGCGAGGAGGATTGCTCCGACTGCAGGGTTTCGCTTGGTGATTACGGAGACGATAGCCGCGCCGAGAGACTTGTCGGCGGTGAGTTGGACTCCCATACCAGCGAGTCCCCCAGTCAAGGCTCCCAAGAGTTTCTCTGAACCCGAGGTGACCTCATTGTCTTGCAGGAGTTGCATAGATGTGCGCCGCGCAGGATCAACGAAGATCTCGCGGTACTTGTCTGCAATCCCATATCCCTTCATGTACTCGGACAGCCCAAGGGCTTCGAAGGGTTTTGATTTGGCGATAAAGTCGTAGGCCCCGACGCCAATATCCGCTGGGATATCAGCTACTTCTGCAGCAGCACCCAGAGCTTGCCCAGCAACACTCTTGGCTACAACTGAACCGCCTTCAGCGCCTTCCCCTTCATACCCAACGACCCCCTCTATGAGAGCAGGGGGTGTGGAGGCGTCGGAGATCGCTTGGTCTTCCCTCACGGGAATGTTCAGAGTACCGGGGGTGGGGCGCAGGGTGTCTTCAGGTGGAACGTAAGTCGGCGCGGAGACGAGGGAAGGAGGCTGGGCACGGAGAGCTTCCCGATCCAGTCGTATCTTCTCCTCGTCAGGCGTTTCGCTATATTGCACCCCTTCAATGTTAGGCGGGGGAGCATTGTTGTAGAGATCAGCGATGGAGCTAGAGATCTTCTTACCCATCTACTTCCCCTTCCTTAGTAGTCTCTGATTTGCTTCTTGGGTGCGGGTGCGCCTGAACCCTTGAGGACGGCAGACGCGACATAGCGTTGAATTGTATTCATCTTGGCAAACTGTTTCTCGTAAGCAGCCCATGTCTGGGGCATCCCATCTGGAGATGCCTCCAAGGACTTCACTGCTGCTGCCCATTGTTCGGGAGTCGGCGCAGCAAACGGAGGGTACTTCGCGCTCACCTTGGCAACGATCTCATCTAAGGTTGCCTGATCAGGAGCCTTGTCCCCGTTAGCCTTGGACCACGCATTCGACAGGCGGGCATGCATCTCTTGTGCTTCAGAGGCGTTGATCGCCCCCATCTCATCCAAGAAGTAGGTTCCCGTGGAATCCTTCGGGTTCACCCGCGCCTTGTAAGATTCGAAGGCGAGCTCGTCCATCTTGCGTGGATTGAAATAGGCATCGCGCTTTGCTTTGTCCTTCTCATCACGCATGTTCTGCTGGTGCGCTGACAACGAATAGAAGTTGGAAGTGTCCTGCTCACTGTATTGCCCGGAGTTGGCTGCGACATAAGAGGGAGTCACGTTGCCATGCCGGTACTGCTCCCAGAAAGCATACTCCGCATCTGGGGCTGTCTGCGGGGGATGAGTCCCTCGCTTTGCAACTGAATTGTAAATGGAGGTCAGCTCTACGTACTGAGCTACCGTGATGTTTGGGTGAGTCTTCAGGATTTCATCTTTCATCTGTTCCATTGCAGAGAGTTGAGCGGGGAACTGCCCCGGTGGAAGTTTGTAGAGGTTGCCAGCGGTGACGGCAAAGAGCACCATCTCCTTCGCTGTCCTCTCCTGCTCCACTCGG